GTCTCCTCTTCCTAATTAAAAGCGATTTATTTAATCTCTAAGGTGATAGTCATCAACTATACTTCCGAACCCGATGTACATTTAAACATCTAGAATTTTATTAATACGCTGCTTTCATCGTATCAGGATTAATGCTGGTTACATACTTAGCGAAACCGCGAATCGTTTCGCTATACGTTACAGTAGCACCCGCAACAATTTCTTCGGTGTCAACAACAGCCTGAGCTAAAGTGGCATACATATAAGATTGACTGCCATTCTTGAAAATCAAGTAAAACACTTCACCATCCTTAATGGTAGTGGAGTTGTAAGTGCCAGAAATCTTAGTGTTAAGAAAATTTGCTGCTGTAGTGTTTGTTAACGTTGAGTTAGTGACATCTAAGACAAGTTCATAGATATCACCAGCAACAGCTCCAGGCATAGTGACTATAGTAGTACCACTAATGCCGCTGGTGGAGGTAGCTGCGGTTAAAACTGTGCTTCCAGCAGTAGAAGCACCTGAAAAAGAGAATGCAAATGGGTTCCATTGCGCACGCGAAATGGGTAAAATCCCAGCTCGAGGATTGACAGACAATTCTTTAAAGGTAATGTCATAATCAAAAATGACATAACCAGGACTATCAGTGGTGCTGGTTTTAGAAAATAGAAAAACATCACCTCCAGAATAAAGGGATGGTTCTAAGGCACTCATACCTAAATCAGTATCAAACCAATTACTCTTAGGTTCAATTAAACATGTATGATTGGTCCATTGAGGACCTAACACGGTTAATGAATCACTAAGAACATAAGGTAAGAAACTAGAATTAGTACACTCAGGAAGTTGTGATGAATTCTGTTTAGAATGATAAAACAACACATCTCCTGTAGATGAGGTTGCACTACTTGTGATATAGTGCATTGCTAATCTATTGATTTTGAACCGATTATACATTTGTACAAAATTACGTAAAGCAGTAGAGGGAAGACAAGCTGGTGTAAGGGGAATGCCTCCTACCAAAGTCCAAGTGGAAGTAGTTCCAGTGGCAATTGGTGAGAAAGCAAAATCTCTACCTAAAACACGACAGCCGTCTTTAGAATGTAAAACTTGGTTTTTAAAACCTGAAATACTATTACCTATTGCCACAGGAGCAGTAGATATAGTTGTAACAGGTCCAAAACTAGTAGACAATGCACCAACAGACGGAGTTGAACGAACTCCTTTTCGAGCTTTTGAAGCTTTCGACAAGGTAATTTTCTTCCTCGATGCTGGTTTCCTCTTTTTAACGATAGTAATTTGATTTTTACTTTTAACCATAATTTATTTATATTCAATATAAACACGATTGTATCTCTTTGCTTTTAATTTTCTCCGATAATTTGTTTTATGAAAATTGCGACCAACCCTATAGGCATAATCATATAGAGCTTCAGATGGTTGTGAAACCTCTTTATCTCTTATATAAACTCTGCCATCATTACTAACATGCATAGGTGGCGTACTCTCGGTATGCTTCTTTGTGCCTGGTTCATAATGAGGAAGATCGTCAAAAATAGTTTTATTTGGTTTTCTCAAAATCTTATTACCATAGTAAACAAGATTTTTATAAACAAAAGGTCGTGGATCCATAAAGTGAGACTTGTTATTAGCTCCAGAAAGCCGGTCGTAAAATTTAGCATCCGCATGATCCATCATGTCAGTGTTTCCATTCGCCATAGCGTACTGGGCATCATGCATGTGGCATGCTGAATCTAAATCACTAGTTGGTAAACTCCCGCCAATGACAGAACCTTGCACCTTACCATCTGAGTAACCTGGTCCACAATAGTTTGTGGTAGGATCATAGACAGTAATGCCTGCAAGTTTATCAAATACGTTCATAGTTTGACCTTCTGGAGTAACCTCTACAGATCTTAAGTTTTTCTTAATTGGTATCATCTTACAAATTATTTTTCTCCCCAAACCCTACCAATTATTAATAAATAACCAGAAAATTAAGGAGATACAACGTTTAGTTTAACGACTTTACGGTCGTGGATGCAGTTTATGTCATGCTTAGGACTATTAATAGTTTTACGACATTGCGGTCTTAGATGCAGTTTAAGTCATGCTTAGGACGTGATATTAGTTGGATTATACAGATAGCTCTAATCCGAGTCTTCTCATTACAAAGAAGTCCCGTGACGAGATTTCCTCAATGCTGAATTTTCCTTCAGCTGAAAATCTCTGAGCCAGTGAATGTAGGTAGTCCCATCTTATTTCATCAAAACAATATTCATTTAAAAGATTCGTCATGGTCTCTTGAATAAATTCAGGATCAGCGTTATTCAAATTGATCATATGTTTTGTAAATCTTACCGGAATCATACCCCAAGTACCTTTGTACTTGACAAATTTATTACTGCAAAACTCAGCTCCTTCTAAAGTTTGAAAATGTTCTACCTCTTTTATTTTAATAAAACTTCTCATTTTAGTAAAATAATTCTCATGATCATAATCTTTAGGAAACTTATTCAAAGCGTCATCGCCTGAAATTGCTAGTCTAAATTTATCACTTAATATCTCAATTGGTGTGTGACCACATAGAAGCATAGTTTCTACGTGCACAACCAAATTTCCTATACAGTTCAGTATATACGTGCAAACGAAACCAGATTTCATTATTCCGTATATCAACTGTACATAGGAATTTCCATCAGACAAAACAGTTTCACTACTCGAGAAAACTTGATCACAAGCCATCTGTGCATCTTCTCTCCATTGTTTGTAAAACTCTTTAGTTTTGTCTTTCTTATGTGCTACAGCTAAATCCAACATAACCTCGACTGAAATTTTCATCAAATTTCCGTTAAAGTTAGAATCCCAATTCTCTTTATCGCTACTTGCCACAAATTCTCCATCCTTTAGATTCAAGTACTTTGCCAGTAAATTAATATTTCCTGGTGTACTTGAACTCCAAGCATACATAATTGGGGAAGCCATAAAGTTTTCTGAAAAAGATATAAGCATATTCTCAAAAATAGCGTGATTCCTCACAGTATCTCTGATATCTGCACCCCAAATAGGTCGTAATAAACCATGCGCGACTTTATTCGCTTTATGTGGTTCAACTTTGTTGAAATACATAAGAGGTTTGTTGTGATTCCAATCATCTAAAACAGTTTTTGGAAAGTCTTCACAATTTTGAAGAACTTGACCAACTGTTGTGTAATCCCTATCCTTGTACTTCCTACCTGGACTCTTTTTCACTTGAATTCGGCTCGATTGTATTATCGACTGTAAGTTGTCATGATTTTTATAGTTCTTTTTAGGGACATAACGTAGTCTCTTCAACATCTCTAATACAATAGTTTTCGTTTTTGAGTTGAAGTCATGCTTATTTTCTTTAACTCTATCCATAGCCTTTAAGTAAGAATTTCTTTCATTACTTAGGTTATAGACTGGGTTCAAATAAGAATTAAAATCAGCTCCTAATTCACCAGCTAAAGACATTTCATCAGGAGTGAGTATTGGCTTAGCCACTATCCTTCTAATGAAATTCTCTTTATACTCATTATCAGTTTTCTTGATAATTTTCATGTATGGTCTTTCACATACTGGTTCTTTAACTGCAACACATTCAATTGAGCTCTCACACTCAACTACGGGTAAATTTAAAGGAATATTACCATTCTCATGGTCATGACTTGTTCCAAAGAGTTTCTTCTGCTTCTTTGTCATCTTTTCACCGTTGACAATAGCATAGAATACTTCTTTAGCTTCTTTAGGGTCATTGTAATAATCCTCTATTAACGCATATAAATCTTGTTGATGTCCAATAACCTCTTCTCCTCGGTCGTGTCTAAAAACCCAACCGGTGAAAGTATCATCACCACTATCAACAACATAAGTATCGAACTTACCCTGTCTCCCATTAAACTTCCAAGAATCCTCATCTTCTGCATTATAGTCATAAACTAAATGTTCAGATTCAAATTTTCTCCGAGGTAATAGAAGATTGACTATACCTAAACTTTCCCCTTCATTAAAAGTATTGTTTGCATTACTGGATCCAACTCCACAATGTACAGCAAAAACTTTCTTTCGAGAAGTTACAGGACAACCACTCCACCCTTTATGAGTCGTGCTAGAATAGGTTATATACTTTCCTTTAGAAAGCACTTCACCCATTGCCGATACTACACATCGCTTGTGGATATCATATCCCGTAGTCTCAACTATTTGCTTTCTCAAAGCAAATCCAATAGTTAAGCTAGGTAAGCCTATAAGTGACCAAAACTTATCAGGAAGCCATGCTGCGTATATGTCTTCACCTAATCTGGTAGTATTTCCCCACGTAGTCAAACGGATGATTGCATTCAAGTCTCCGTTAGCTTCACTAGGTATTCTCTTCTCAAATTGGTTCATATCTTTTACGCAAAATCGCCTCGCAGAACCTAAGTTACTGAAATCAATATCATAACTTGATGCTGATTTCTTGGTAACTCCGACTAATTCAACTCCTTCATAGTCGAATAAATAATATTCGGCTACATGGTAGGCAGTTACTAAATAATTGCCTACTCTAAAGAAGGTACCTCGAATTGAAGCTCCTTCGTCGTCATTAACAACGATGAAGCCAACAACTGGTTCTTTTGAAGGAAAAATACTGCTGCCAGCTACCGCCATCTCTCTGGTGATACCTATAGGTGAAATATCAACTACGGTTGTTCCAAAGCGGCCATCAGCTGTGACAAAATTGTAAGTTCCTTCTAATACGTTTTTCGAGATCACTTGGATCGGAATAAGAGGTTTTTCACTCTTATTCAACAAATTCAAATCTCTGTGCTTAACTCTTTTATCATTAATCCATAAA